AAGATCAACTTGTCTCCACATTCCAGACTCGTAAATCCATTCTGCTTGCTCATAAACACCTTCTACGAAAGAAGATTGAGCTGATGGGTCAAAAACAACATCAGCAGCAGTAGTGAGGGTAAAGTCTTCACCCACAATATTGATACCATTAGTAGGCATAAGAGAACCTAAACCTCTTGATGATACACCAATTTTAACACCGTCTGATAAAAGATTCTCAACAATCTTTCCCATAGGTGTTGAAAGAACTTTAGCTTTACCTTCATAATACACAGCATCTTTACCTTGCGTCTTTGTAAGACTCTCAGTCATAATAGCTGCTCTTTCTGGATTAACAACAGGTTCTGCTGGATGATTAAGCTCACCAAGAGCTCTTTTCTCGTCAATGTAATCTTTTTTATAATTATCTACAGCATTATCCATAACTGATTCAGGGTATATTCTTTTGTTTTTATTTTCTTTAACAGCTTGCAAAAACGGACCTTGAATATACATTCTTTTATTGTCACCTTTTCCTTCAGAAAGAACAGACAAGTCATTAAATTTTATATCTTCTTTAATGAGTTTCATTTTTAACTCCTGAATTCAATAAGCACATTTCCAGATGCAGCTGTAGTAAAAGAAACAGCAGCTTGACTGTCCACTTCTAAAGGAATTCCTCCAATTTGAGACAACTCCCATCTTCCAGTTTCAAACACTTTACCATCAATAGTACAATCAGATGTTCCCATGTTTATAACTGATTCAATTCTACTAGCTTTAATTACAACTGTACCTATATCTTTAGTAAATGTAAAATCATCTGAATCTAAAGAATGATTTGATCCGTGTACGTGAAATACTACTCTATTCCCTGGAGTAGATCCGTTATTACCAACTTGTTTTGCAGTTACTCTATATGCCATTTTCTATATCCTTAATTAGTTGTATTAGCAAGTGATCTAGATCTACCTTTTACTCTTCGTTTAGTGATCTTTGCTTTAAGCGCGGCTTTCTTTTTAGCGCCGCCGCCCATAGCTTTTTTAGCTCTCTTTAATTTAATACCTACGCGTCGTAAAGCTGCTTTTTGTGTACCTGTTTGTGGCAAACATCTATTACCTGCTAACCTCATACCAGGTCCGCAAATCTTTTTCTTTTTAATTTCACCTTTAGCTCTTTTAAAAATTACTTTTGCTCTCTGAGGTTTACCTTTAGCTTTTTTACCACCAGCTGGGTTTTTTTCTTCACCTAACTCTTTTTCATTTTTGTTAATTTCATAACATTCACAGTGTTCACAATCTGGTCCACAAGTACACTCACTAACGGGCACACCACAACATGCTTCTGGACACATGTCCTCATCTTCAATTAACTCTATTTCATACTCTTCGGCAAATAGTAACTCTTTTAAAGCATTCATTCCATTTACACTAGGATCAATTTTAGACAAATCAAATTCAAAGACGAGATCCATAATAGAACCATCTTCATTAGGAGCAAAGTCAAACATTTCTTGTACTTCTGAATGATTCTCTATTAGAGGTCTATCCACCTCTAACTCACCATCAAAAGAAACCACTTCTTCATATTGTTCGATTTCAATCTCTTGTTTAATTTCTTCTAGCTGCTCTTCAGAGAATAGAAAATGAGTATCGAATGAGACACCATTCATCATTTGCTTTTTAAGCTCTTCTCTAAACGTTTGAGTTTGGTATTGTTTCCATTCAAGAAGGTTCATTGTCATCACTCTTTAAATAATCTTTGGCCATTTCTTGTTTAATAACATTAAGTTTCTCAAACGCTAATTGAGTCATATGATCTTTTACAGATTTTGTAAAATCATTAGTATCATCAGCTTGTAAAAAATTTCTTAAATCTATCATAATTTATTTATTCCTTTTTAACCCCAGAGTATAGAATCCATTTCGAGAGTTGCGTTCTTCAACTCTTCTTCTAACTCTTGAATCTCAGTAGTCGCTTCTTGCCATAAGCCCTGACCGTCAAGTTGTACACCACCAGGGAGTTCTGTATTTTGATATTTCTTTAAATTAGAACCCCACTGCTGCTTTGCTAACGCTGTTGCGTATCTTTTTAACCAAGTGTTTTTATAAACCTCACCATTTGTTTCTGGATCTGCTACCTCGTAAACTTCACATAATAGATAAAAACTTTTACCAGATTGAGTTTTTATTCTTTTCCAATCCACATCTAAGTATAATCTACTTTTGTACATATTAAATCTAATAGCTGGAGCTGTATTAAGCATAAAATCAATATGTTCTACATTTAATTTCTGTGTATAATAGTTTGATAATCCAGTACCATAAGCACCACTATAAAACATATCAAAGTTGTTTAAGAAATATTGATATTCAAAATTATACATTCCTGCTTGAGTAAAAGAATCTACTTTAGACACTTTAGTAACAGAAATAATATTGTCAGGTACTTTAATTCCTATCTGCCCTGTACTAGTAACTGTTATATTTTCTTCTTCTAATAATACATCTTCTTCTTTAAAATATTTGTTAAAACCATCATGTCTAGTTACTTGAGTATATCTTATTGGAGAATCAGAATCAGAAAAATCTAAATCTGAATCTAAAGCTCTATATGTTACACCATCAGAATCTAAAACAAGTGCACCATACTGATCTGAATCAAATGAAGGAGCCTCTGAATCGTACTTCACATATATTCTTTTACCTTGTACGTTATCTTTTTTTAACATAACTCTTTGACCGATTCTGTAACTGTTAATTACATCAGAATCAAAATCAGGAGCGGTTAAATCTTGATGTCTTCTATTATTTCTACTTAATAAACCAGAATCAACATAAATGGTTCTCCATGATCTTTGAGCTCCATCGTAATGATATTGATGAAAAAATTGAACAGCTTCATCAATACAATCTTCTAACTGTACATCAGCAATCTCAACGTTAATAACTGGCGCGCCCAGTCTACGTAAGACCCAATCTGCTAATTCTTGTTTACTGTATGGTAGTGGCATCGTGCTCCACAATCTCCGTTTCAGTATTTATAGTAAGAACATCTTTTTCTCCCGAAGGAATAATTACAGGGCTTGCAACATTAACGCTTTCAAAACCAAAAGGTTCAGGAGGCATATCTGGATCTTTAATCTGTTCTTTTTCCATTTCATTCATAATTTCAGCATCAATTCTAGCTATATCTTCTTCTGTTTGACCAAGAATAACTTTACGAACATATTCAATAGAGAAATATTTACCTACATATTCAGATGCATCTCTTAACACGCTTAATTGATCATTAAGTAACTCAACTTGTTTAAGCTGATCAAAATGCATGTCTTTAAGATAATCATATGAGATGTATTGTCTCATCTCTTCAAATTCTTTTTGAGTACATACACCTTTAAGCACTAACTGTACTCTTAAAACTTCATTAAAGATCTCAGCAAATTGTTTTCTTAAACGTTTTATAAACTTACTAAACTTTATCTCGTCTCTTGAGATGTCTGATGCTCTTCCGAGTTGGAAGTTGTTGTCTTGATTGATTCTTGAGATTGGGACATTGAGTGATTGATATAACTTCTCCTTGAAGTAATTGACATCATCAAGATCTCCAAGATTTTGTCCTCCAGGGAGTGTCGAAATTTCCGTACCACGCGAGCCTTCTCTACGAGGGAGCCAGAAGTCTTCAAGGAGTGACATAAACTTTCTAGAGTCACGAATTTCTCCTGTGTTAGGGTTATAGTCTATTTTATTTCTATACCTATTCATCATATCACGAAGATAGGTTTCTGCTTTAATTTTGGGTAATGTACCTACATCAACATAAAAGATTCTTCTTTCAGGTGCTCTTGCAATACGATAAACAATAAGAGCATCTTCCATAGAACGTAAATTGTTAAAAGGTTTAATTGCTTTATCTAAATAACCTACAATCATTCCTTTATTTCTATCTACTAACCCTGATGGGCAAAATACTATTGAATCTTTTGAAAGCTTAACTGTACTATTACTATTACCTCCATCAGGAGAATATTCGAAATACTCTTCTACTTTAGTAAGAATAGGTACACCGGTTCTAGAATCTTTTTCATAAAAAGGCTTAACATGTCTTTTAATTTTTAATGCGTCAATAGGTCTTAATTCTCTAATACCGTCTTTAGGACTATTAGGATCTATAATAACTTGATAGTGAATTCTGCCATCTACATACCATTGACGAAATATATCATAAGAACGTCTTTGAAACTTTAACAAGTGTAGGGTTGTTTTAAATTCTTCTCTAATAGTTTCTTTAATTCTATCATCAATATTAAGTAAATCTAAACGAATAGAAACCGATGGTCTTTCATGTTCTGTAATAAAAGATTCATTTACAATATCATCAATTGCAGCATCTGCTTCCGGATAAAAAGAAATGTCTCTATATTGAGCTATTAACGCATGTTCATTCCTGGCTTTGCTGTATTGCTCATATGTATAACCAATACGACCACCTACAGGAAGATCAGTTCCATCATCCATCGGTTGAGGAATAGGTGACGGAACTGGTTTATCATTTTTATTTTGAACTAATTCAAACCCGAATAGTTCTTCTTTTTGAATAGCCATAAGGACCCCTCATTATGTAATGAAGAGTTATTGTGTTACAGGTACGGTACTAATATCCGCAGTAGTTCTACCTGTAGTAGGTGTGCTAGTTGTATTAGCCTCCCACCACTGGTATGCAAATGTAACAGCAAACTCTTCAATTGTATCTGTACTGTCGTAAGAGACGTCAATTGTATCTACAACAGTTGGCCAAGCTCCTACAATAACATATCTTTTAATGACTGCACCTGTACGACTAAGCTGTTCTATTTCCATATTAGCCGTGTATGAGTCAAATGAAGAAGCATTTACACCTCTTCCTGATACGTTTGTAGCAGCACCATTAATCGCATCTTGCCATCTTTCGAAAGCATTTCTTACAGCAAAGTTGTTATCATTAATAACCTGTACTGTCCAAGCATCAAAAATAGTATCTCCTGATACTTTTAATTGTCTACCTCTAAACGGTACAATAACTTCGCCAATTGTCCTAGCCGGCATTGCGGCGGTTTTAATCATGAAAGAGCTAAGAGCTTCTGTTTCACCTGCACCAAAAGCTGAATTCGCTAAACCTTGAATATCAGCATTTGGCCAGTTACAGTTTACTCTAAATAGGTTAGCTCTTGCACCCCCACCAGCTAAAGCTGTTTTAAAATCATCAATACGAACTGTCATGTTATGCTCCTGCTACCTCACTAAATGATACTCCAGTTCTTACTGCAACAAAGTTCAATGTAATGAAGTTGATTGAGCGAGCTGGTTTAATATAAATATCAGCTACAAATCTATTACCATCGATGACTTGACCTGTATTGTTTGAAGTATCACAAACAACTTTAAAGTCTGTTAAACCTCTTCTTGCTTGAATTTCAGCAAGAAATGGCTCTACTGCATTAACAAAAGTTCTTCTAGTTAAGTCATCGTTGAATTCAAACAACTGGAACTTAGCTGCAGTTGCAATTGCTTTTTCAAGTACAATAAACAACCTACGAACATTAATTCTATCAAATGCAGATGGTCTAGATAAAGCAGTCTTATCTCCATATAGAAGTGTTCCTTGACCTCTAAAGGTAACTACAGGGTTAATTCTATTTGGATATAGCTGATCTCTTTCTGTTTGATTAGGGTTAAAGGATAATTTAACCACATTATTAATAAAGCCTCTATTAAGACCTGCAGGAGAGAACCAGGCATCATTTGTAAATTCTGCTCTAGCTGTTAAACCTGCTGTGTCTGAGTTAAGAGGAATCCAAAAATACTCATCATTATATCTATCATATTGTCTCTTATAACCAGAGTCAAACACCGCGTATGAAGATGAGTTAAATGAACTATAATAGTCTATTACTTTTTGCGCTGTAGGATTATTCACTGAAGCAGAATAACTTGGTGAGCAAAATGCAATTGCATCTTTTCTTGTTTCGGCAATGGTAATAACATATTTCGAAACTGTAGCTGATCTTTCTCCAGTAATAAGCAAATTGACATCTACTGCATCATCATCAGATAATAGATCATAAGCTGTTGTATAGTTACCATCTGAAACACTTGCGCCGTCTGTTCCACCATCTAAGGAATACTTTCTTACTCCTGTTAATGACATATTTGTTGATAGATAATTAAATCTACTATTACCAGTCAAAGATGTAAGAGAAGAACCAATTGTTGTATTTCCAGTAATTGTTCCGCTTTGAGCTGCTGTTTCCTCATTAAGTAAATAGATCCATTGAGACTGATCATTGATAATATCTACATAATAATTAGGCCCGCTATCACCTGATTTAGCATTTTTAGCTTTTGAAACATATGGATAAGTTTCTAAAACTTCATTTGCTGTACCTGTAATAAGAGTGTCGGTTGTATACACAATAATATGCATTTCGTCTTCAGGAGTTGTTGTGTAATTACTTCCCCAAGTACTAGTTCCAGGTACAGTGTCAAATAAATCTGACCCTTTAGTTGAACCAAACAATACAGTATTCTTAAAATCCGAATCTGTCATTGAAGCGTCCATTAAAATAATTCCAATACTGTTACCCAGTGCACCTGGATATCTAGCATAAACAGAACCATTTACTAATGTTGATTTTTCAACTAAGAAATCATCTAAGTTGTTTAGTTGTGCAGAAGTTAATGTAGTTGCACCTGCTTCGGCATCTGTATTGACAAAAAACGT